TTCTACCACCTAAAGCAGCTAAACCTCTTCCTTCTGTTTTCATCATACTCATTCTTTCAAATTCTTCTCTAGCTTTTTCTGCTGCATCTTTAGGAGATAAACCCATGTCTATGTATTTTTCAAAAAGAGCTTCTAAAATTTTATCATTTTCCATATTAGATGCCATTTTTATTGGAATGTCTTCTTCTATCCCAAAGTCTCCTGGGTTTGGTCCAAAAGGATTTACAGGTTGTGTTGGATCATTAGGTAATACAGGTCCTGCATCTTGATAACCTATTCTACCACCTTCTGCTGCTTCCAAATATTTTGATCCACTTGCTGCATCTTTAAGTCTTTGTTCTTCAATTGGTATTGCTCCTTCTGATGGACCAGAAACTTCATTAGCATCAGAATCAAGAAAAGTATTGTATTTAGGGTAGTAAGTTATTCCATCAGTATATAATACTGGTTTATCTTTAAGTTCACTCATTTTTTCTAAAAAGAAATTATCAAAACGATTAAAATCTGGTTCACCTTTCATTACAACACCCTCGGGACTTAAATCTAAATCTTTAGGAGCTGCTAATGAACCTATACCTTTACGTGGACTTCCCATATCAAAACCTATTCTACCACCTTCTGCATATTCAGATGTGTTAGCTGTAACAAATTCTGTTATCTCTTCTTCTGATGCATTTGGATTCAAGTTTGTATAATATTGTCTTAAATATCCTGATGGATCTCTAGCTAATTCTGCTTCAGCTTCTTCTGGTGGCATTCCTAATGTGTCTGTTAAAAACTTAGATACTAGTCCTAATGTGGCTAGTTTACCTACGTTACCAATCCCTGTGCCTTTACCACCACCTGTTACTACATTTGCTAATGAGCTTAAGGGTTTATCAAAAAATTTAGCAAGAGGCCCTGATCTTGTTGGAACTTGTCCATAGTCTGCAACAGATTTTAAAATTCCTAAATTTTTACCAGTGGTTGCTAAATTTGCAAAAACATTACCAGGTGATAAAAAACTACCTTTTCCTAAAAATTTAAAACCAGTTCCTGCTTGACCTGCACCTAACGCCCCAAGTCCAGCTGTTGCACCATATATTAACGCAGCTTTACCTATATCAGATGATGCAATTTTCTTTACAGTCTTACCAACTTTTTTAACTGCTTTTTTAATACCACCAAATAATGCTGGTTCTCTAGGTACGACATTCATAATGCCTCCACCCATTCGTAATTGTCTCTCCATCTGTCCTCTTGATATTGTCATAATTTAGCTAAATTCTTATTGGCAGGCTTTATATCCTGGAATCTTCTTTTTACTTGGTTTTTCCAAATAAATCAAGGCTTGGCATTATGACTGTTACATCTCTTTTAATATCAGTTTCTGGCACGTTTCTTGCCTTCCAATCCTCTTCATTTGTATAGACTTCACCTGTCTTTTTATTGCTTATTTTTTCTATTATGTCTTTTGGTTTTATTACTAGTGTCATTATGTTGTTACCTCTCTTGGCTGTATTTGTAATATAGAAGCTATAACGTGCAGCTCGTTCGCGTCACTAGCTTGTACCTTTAGTATCTCACTTTCCTCTACCACAAGAGGATGAGTTAAAAGTTCAGTTGTTGTATTTGTATCTATTGCCTTTGTCTTAAATAAGCTAAACACATTACCAGAAGTATCAGTTAACGTAACATCAATATTACAGCTAGATCCAGAATCATTTGATATTAGTAACGATTTAACTAAAGCAACATTAGCACTTGGAGTTGTATACAACGTTGTGTTGTCAGTTGTTGTTAAATCTACTTTTGCGTTTATAAAACTATTTGACATTAATTTATAAAGAAGTTTTGAGCGTCAACTTCATCCTTTAGTTCTTGTTGATATGTTGTGTTTAATTTTTGTATTATACTATCAAGATCTCTAACCTGTGCGTCAGCAACATCTTGTTTATATTCTCTACTAGGTCGTGTTAATATCTGTACTATCTTTGCCATTATCTTCTTCCATCTGGTTGTATATCTAATCTAAATCCACCAAGTTTCCAATTCTGTTGAGCAGCTGTGTTAGCAATTTTTAAAGATATAGCTCTGGCTCTAGCTCTAGTATCAACTTTAGTTGTTGAAGAACTTATTGTAAAAGGTCCAAGAGCAGAACTTGCTTGTGAGTCATTAGAATAGTTTCTTAATTGTAATGTAATTTGTGTGTTACCAGTTTGAGATACAAAGTCTGGTATAAATCTTCTAATCTTTGCAAAGAACTCACCATCTCCACCTTGACTAATATCAAAGTCTCCAGATTCAATGTTAGAAGTTATTGCTGTTGTAGCCGTAGTTGTAACTTGATCTGTGCCAGTTTCGTGCTCATAGTATATAGTGCATCCGTCTGTGTTACCAACAACATCATAAGAGTTGTTAGAGTCAGCATCATAATCTGTAGCATGAGGTTTACCAAATACAGCAGAGTCTTGCCAAGTTGTTCTATCTAACGTGCTTGTAGTCCAAACAGGTCTTTCACCTGAAGATTCAACATAATTAAAAGTTACACATCTATCAACTACTGTCGCACCAGAAGAACAATAGAACCAATTAATTTCACCAAACAAGTTATTTAATCCTGCATTAATAAGTTGATTTGCCGTTGTGTTTAAATCATTAAATACAAAGTCTTCTACTAAACAAGGTAAAGATTGTAGAGCACCTGCATATCTAAAGAAACCATTTTCTGAAAACCAATATGCAGCACCATCTACTTCTACTGCAGCGTTCTGTCCTATCAATCCACAGTTTGTACCTACTTGTGCAAAACCAAATGTAAAAGGTGGACCAATAAATCTTTGTGTAAATAAAGCAGTATCTGTCCAAACGTAAATTGCATCTAACCGCTCCCATAATTCTAGAGCCATCTGCAAGTCTCTGTGTACCAGCTGTATTAGTTGCCGTGGGTGTGTATGAATTAATATTTTCTTGATCAGAGAATCTTATAAACATATCGTCTTGTGTTGTTGGATCACCAATTGTTGTTTCAGTTCCAAAGAACACTAAGTGCCTATCAGGTGTTGATACTAGCATATCACGTGACGCTGTTGGTGCACCAGAAATAATTGTAGCTCTTGTTGCTGTTGCGTTTGCTGCATTTGAATCCCATTCAAAAACTTGTCCATTATGTATCAGTGCAATAATTTTACCACCAAAGTTATCAATAGACCAAAGGCCTGGATCGATTACTAAATCTCCTGATGCTGCTTCACCCCATGCCACAAAGTCAGATGTGTTTGTAACTGTTGCACCATTAGAATGAGATGCTGCTGTTGTGCCTCTCGCTGCTCGAGTCACGCCTGTTAATGTGTTGCCTGAGATTCCAGTATAAGAAATATCTTCATTGTCTATTGAAATATGATTTGTACCTGTTGATGGAAAGTTAACTGAGCTTGTTAAAACTATTGTTGTTGTGGAAGCATCAATTGCTCCGTTTAAAGTTGTTGTAAGTGCGTTGGCCACTGTGCCACCAAAAGTAGCTAAACCCCAACCAAAACCTGGCAACTGTTCTGCTGGTCCAACGGCATAATACGTTTGAACTCTTATACCACCAGATGCTGTAGCACCTG